CAGGGTACACAGTCGGAGCGGTTGAAAAACCAACAGTAACTCAAGTCGGCCCGTCCAATGTGTTGGTCTCCGATATCAGAGTTTCTACCTACTATACACAAACAAACTAAAGGATAAATAATGGCAACCGTAGTAATTACAGGGCGCGATGTTTCTCTATCTTTCACAGGTGGAACAGATATCGAAGCACAAGCAACAAGCGCAGTTCTAACAAAGAGAAATGTTCGTGAGACATACCAGACTCTCGATGGCGAAGCTTACAAAACCGTAAATATTGAGGGAGAGTTCGCTCTATCAATGCTTGCAGACTGGGGTAAGGCTAACTCAGTATGCGAAGCTCTATGGACAGCAGCAGAGACAGCACCAGATACAGACATTAGCATTACACTTACAGCTGCAACAGGCGCACAATTTGTATTTCCAATTAAGCCAGAGTTTCCTACAGCAGGAGGCGCTGGAACAGATGCTCAGACTGTAGACTTTACATTCAAGGTATCAAAGGGCGAAGTTACAGAAACATTTAGTTAAAAACTAGAAACGGGAGCAAACAATGCAACAGCAAATAACAATTAAATATAACGATGGATCTGAAGATACCTATCAAGTCAGACCACCAGATTACGCCAAGTGGGAGATGGCCACTAAAAAGGTCATTTCTAACTTTGGTGGTATGTGGGATATTTTGTATGTAGCTCATTCAGCGATGAAGCGAGATGCAGGCGGAAAGCCCGTAAAGCCATTAGAGACTTGGATGGAAACGGTGGCAGATGTCGAGGTGGGAAGCGATGACCCAAAAGCCATCCAAGAGGAAGCGTAAGCCGACTCTTAGTTGATCTGGCAATAGCGACTCAGATCCCTATGTCAGAGTGGCAAACAGCAGAAGATATTTTAACCGCAATAGAGATACTCGAGGAAAGGAATAATCGTGGCTGAACAAACGGCTCTCGATAAAACCCAACTTCGTGCAGTCTTTAAGGCGTTAAAGAATATGGATGAGCAGGCAGTAGACGAAGCCAAGCGCCAGTCTGGTGCTCTAGCAGAATATGCTCGCAAAGAGGTGATTGGCGCTGCATCGGGATTACAGTCTCGAGCAGTTGCCAGTCGCATCGCACAAGGTTCAAAGGTAAAGAAGTCATCTAGAATTGGTGAGATCACTTACGGCTTTGCAGCTCAAAAGTTTTCAGGTGGTGCAACGACTAAGGTACTTTGGGGTCCTTCGGAGTTTGGTACTAATAAGTTAAAGCAATTTCCTGTTTGGTCAGGACCGAATCCTGCGGGTGGTAGAGGTTCTAAGGGTTACTTTATTTATCCAACACTACGCAGAATTCAGCCTTACATCGTAGCTGAGTGGACTAAATCGTTTGATAAGATTTTGAAGGAGTGGACATAATGGCTAAAGATAGTAGAGCCTTAACGCTTAAACTCCTTGCAGATATCAATGACTTCACCAAGAATATTAACAAGGCCGATAATGATGTAACTGGCTTTGGTGACAAGGTTACTAAGTTTGGCAAAGTTGCAGGCGCAGCCTTTTTAGCAGCAGGCGTAGCAGCAGCGGCTTATGCAGGGAAGTTAGCCATCGATGGCGTTAAAGCTGCTATCGAAGATGAAGCAGCCCAGGCTAAACTTGCTACCACATTAAAGAATGTGACTGGCGCTACAGATGACCAGATCAAGGCCACAGAAGATTATATTCTTAAGCAGTCTCTTTTATTTGGTATTACAGATGACGAACTTCGTCCATCTCTAGATCGACTTACTCGCGCTACTGGCGATGTTACAAAGGCGCAGCAATTACAGTCAGTTGCAATCAATATTGCAGCAGGTACAGGTAAAAGCCTCCAGGCAGTTACAGAAGCCCTCTCAAAGGCTCAGGAAGGCAACCTAGCGGGTCTTTCACGACTTGGTGTAGGTATTAGCAGGGCTGAACTACAAACCATGACATTTGAGCAGGTGACTGCCAAACTAGCTGCAACTTTTGAAGGCCAGGCAACAATTCAGGCAGATACCTTTCAAGGAAAAATGGCTAGATTATCGGTTGCTTTTAATGAAGCAAAAGAGACAGTTGGATCCTTTATCCTTGATGCTGTTACTCCTTTAGTTGAAAACATTGTTACATATATTGTTCCAGCCGTTCAATCATTCATCGATGGATTTACAGGCGGCAGCGGATTAAAGAATGCTTTTACTCAGATTATCGATGTTGCAAAAGTTATCCTGATCCCAATCCTTCAAGGCCTTCAATCTGTGTTTAATAGGGTTAAAGATGCCGTAATGAATAACAAAGATGAATTTAGGGCTTTATGGTCATTTACTAAAAACATCTTAGCTCCATTTCTAGGAGGCGCTTTTAAGGTCGCTTTTGAGGTAATTGGAACAGTAATCGGTACTACCGTCAATGCCGTGGGTAAACTTATCAGCGCGTTTCAAACTCTTTTTGAGTGGGGTAGCAAGGTAGCGGGATTCTTAGGCTTTGGCGGATCTAGCAAACCTGCAACTACTAGCATGGGTGGGGGTACACCTCCTTCTAACAGCAAAAATCCATTTGTTCCAATTATTCCAAACGCAAAAGGTTTAGTGGCTGGTGGATCAACGGTTACCAATAACATTACAGTTAATGGCGCTATCGATTCAGAATCAGCAGCTCGTCAAATTGTCGAGGTACTTAACCAATCCTCATATCGTGGATCTCTTGGTGCTGGAGCGTTAGTAGCAGTATGACAGCCTGGACTCCAGATTGGGCAGTTGAGGTCAATGGGCTAGGAGATGTAACAGACCTAGTAATAGCAAACTTAACCATTACTTCAGGGCGCTCAGATATCTATTCTCAACCTATCGCTGGTTATTGCCGTTTTACTATTCTTAACCTCAATCAATCTGCAACAGGATTTGATGTAAATGATTCAGTCGTAATCAAGGTAAAAGATTCATCTGGTGTCTATGTGCCTTTGTTTGGTGGAGATGTCACAGATATCGATGTAACCGTCCAGACAGGCGAGCCAGCCATTACTCAGGCAATTACAGTCACAGCTTTAGGCGCTTTAGCCAAATTGCCTAAAGCCTTAACTGAAGGCGTACTGTCAAAAGATTTTGATGGTGACCAGATTTATGAAATTTTATCTCAGGTACTCTTTGCTAATTGGAACGCAGTACCCGCAGCTTTAGAGTGGATTAATTATGATGCAACAACAACCTGGGAAAATGCTGAAAACGCAGGGTTGGGCGAAATCGATCGTCCTGGCGATTATGAGCTTACGGCTCGTTCAGCAGAGACTATAGATGTTTACAGCCTTGTAGCTGCTCTAGCCCGATCAGGTCTCGGTTACATTTATGAGGATTCTTCAGGCAGAATTGGTTATGCAGACAGTACTCATCGCAGCCAATATCTTGCTGATAACGGTTATGCCTTTGTTGATGGCGGCTGGGCTTATGCGGCAGGAATTGCTACATCAAGGCGCTTAGGTGATTTACGCAATGAAGTTACTATCACCTACAAGAACAATGCTCAAGAAACAGCATCCGATGCAGCCTCAATCGCCCTTTATGGCTACCAGGCTGAAAACATTATTACAAGTATTGAAAACAAATCCGATGCTGAAGATCAAGCTGCATTTTATTTAGATATTAGGGCGTATCCTCAAGACCAGTTTAAGTCGATTACTTTTCCTTTAACTAACCCAAACATCCCAGATGTTTCACGCGATCAAGCTCTTAATATCTTTATGGGCTTACCTTTAGACATTGAGGATTTGCCGCTAAACATTGCAGACGGTCGATACCAGGGCTTTGTAGAGGGTTGGACTTGGACTAGCCGATTTAATGCTTTGGATCTAACAGTCATTGTCTCACCTGTGGCTTTTAGCCTTCAGGCGTTTAGATGGAACTCAGTACCAATTACCGAAAGATGGAACACGATAAGTCCTACTTTGGACTGGAATAACGCTACAATAGTAGCCTGATATAAGGAGAGTAAATGCCAACAACCACCAACTTTGGCTGGACAACCCCAGCCGACACCGATCTTGTTAAGGACGGTGCAGCTGCTATTCGCACGGCTTTAGGTGGCGTTGATACATCTTTTGTCGATCTAAAGGGTGGAACAACCGGACAACTATTAGCAAAGGCATCTAACACAGATCTCGATTACACCTGGGTAGCCCCAACAACAGGCGATATCACAGGCGTATCAGTAACTTCACCAATCACCGGTGGAGGAACATCTGGAGATGTAACTATTGGTATTTCATCAAGTGCAGTAGTACCTTCTCAAACAGGCAACTCTGGCAAGTATTTAACTACAGATGGCACAACATCGTCTTGGGGAACCATCTCAGCGGGCGCATACACAAGTCTTGCAACAGGTTCACTAACCGGTAATCAAGTGACAATTAGTTCCATTTCAAGTTCTTATCGCGCTCTGGTTTTGGTTATCAATAATTTAAGTCTTTCAAACTCGGATGAGTTTGCCATTAGATTGAATGGTCAAACTTCAGGTTATGGTTTCGGCAATACTCGCGGTGGTAGTTCGGCTGGGCAGTACGAAACACAAAATGGATCAGTTATCAAAGTGCCAGCAGGCAATTTATCAGCTCCAACAACAAACTACAGAGCAGTAATCGAGTTTCCGGACTATGCAACAAGCGGTTTATTGTTTTGTAATTTTACGGGTGCAGCCAACTTTTCAAGCACAACAACAGGCGTCCAGCCATTTGGTGGCTATGGATCGAATACATCTGAAGCCGTTTTGTCATCAATCACATTAATGGCGAATTACGGATCAGGCGCATATACATTTGACAACGGCACTTACACACTTTACGGGGTGAAATAAATGATTATTAAAGAACATAATGCAACTACCGGGGAAGTTATTGAGCGCGAAATGAACGCTGCAGAAATTGCGCAATGGGAAACCGATAAAGCAACCTTTGAAGCCGAAAAAGTTGCAGAAGCAACTAAAGCAGCTGAAAAAAATGCTCTATTGACTAAATTGGGTATTAATGAGGATGAGGCTCGCCTCTTACTTGGATGAAACCAAAACTATCTAAGTCGGTTGTTCAACTAAGAGAACAGGCAGACGATGCTTATCCTGACAGAAAGCGTGACTCTGACGGCACGATCGGAGATGCAAAGCACTCAACCCGAAAGAGCGATCATAACCCTGACCCTGATACAGGGATTGTCCGCGCTATCGATCTCGATGCTGATTTCAATGGACAAGC